AGGACGTCCTGCCCGGTCTGGCCCCGGTAGTCGGCGGCGTCCATGTTGACCGGCCCCGCCCCGAACAGGAACTCGACGGAGTCGATCAGCAGCTGCCCATCAGCCTCGTTCGCCAGCCAGGTGACGCGCGCCACGTCCGTCTCGGCGGGTCGGTTGGCACTGGCCGACGACAGCACCCGACGGGTGAGGATGCTGTTCTCGTCGACGACGCTGACTTCCCAGATGCGCGCGGAGCCCGTCAGTTCGGATGCGCCGCGGTGGATGTTGCGGTCGGCGATGTAGGCGTCGAAGACGTGCGTATTGGACGATGCGCTGATCTCCGTCTCGGTCGCCCAGATGCGGGTGAGCGGCGGGAAGTCCAGCGCCCCGAGGGGGTCGGACACGATCAGCTGTGACGTGCCGACCGAGCCCTCCTCGGCCTGCTCGGTGACGTCCAGCGTATACAGCGGCACCGACTCGGTGAACTCGACCGCCGGGTCCTCGGCCAGCGGCCGCCATGACGGGCGGTAGAAGAAGCGCAGGCTCACGGTCAGTGGCCGCCAGCGTTGTGCAGCGCGTCCGTCCCCTGTGACCCGTTACCGTTGCCGTACCGCTCTTGGATCGTCGTCGACTTGGTGACGTTGGTCACGTTGACCACCGGGCGCGCGGCGAAGATGGCGCCGACGATGGCGCCTGTGCTGGCCGCGACCGATGTGGCCACGGTGGAGGCGACGTGGTTGTCACCCACCTGCACCGCGGCCTTGGTCGCGTTCGTCGCCGTGATGCCACGAGTGGTCTCGCGCGTGGTCTCTGCGATCTGGTCGGCCAGCCGTTTCTTCGAGTCCTCGATGGACTTCTTGATGGCCGCGTCACCGCGCCGGATGTGCTCCTCGTGGAGATGTTCTTGGATACCCGGGCCGAGGACTTGCGTGCCGGGGTTCTGCGCCCGCGCGAGCTTGGTAAGTCGCTCGGGGTCGTTCATCCCTCTCTCGCCGGGCCGCCCCTTGAACGAGTCGGGTAGGGCCGCCGCGAACGCCCTGCCGATGTCGGGCGCCACCGCGACGATGGCACCGGCGACGGTCAATGCGAGCGCACCCTTGAGCAGCCCACCGACACCGCCGCCACCCTTGCCCGGTGCGCCCGGTACCCCGGTGCCAGGCACACCACCGGCACCGACGACGGTGACATTGGCGGCTTGGACGTTCATGCTCCCGACGACCATGTCCTTGAACGCGCCGGCGATATTGGTGATGAGGCCGCCGGTCAACTTGTTGACCGCGAAGGCGCCGATCAGGATGTTGCGCAGGTCGGGCGGCAGTTTGGAGAAGGCCGACACCATCGCTCCGACAGCCGTGGCGGCAGGCCCAGCGACGGCAGCGATCGTCGTGAACACGTCCTTGATGGCGCCGATGCCCGACTTGATGTTGGCGGGCGACAGCAACTTGCCGAGGTTCTGGCCGAACTCCTCGACGCCCCGCTGGACTTCGGGGTCTTGAAGTAGGTCCTGCAGAGCCTTCGCGACGTTCTTGACGACCGGGAACAGGCCTTGCGCCAGAAGTCGCTGCAGGTCCTCGATGGCGTCATAGAAGCCCTTGACCTGAGCCCCGACGGTACCGCCTTCGGCCTTGAACGCATTGCCGAACCGCTTCTCGATCTCCTTGAGCAGCAACGCCTGAGCGTCATACAGGCGGTTCTGCTTGACGAGACTCTTGATCTGCTTCTTGGTCTTGGCGTCGAGCGGACCGATGACACGCTCGAGGCGTCCCAAGCCCTTGACCGGGTCCTGCAGCGCCCGTCCGACGAGTTGCGCCGTGCCCGCTAGCCCACCGGGCCCCTTGCCGAGCCGGGTGTTGATGTCGAGGATCGCCAGCAGCGCTGGTTTGAACGCCTTCTTGTTGACGTTGGTGAACCCGAGCAGCAGGTTCTCGGCCTGCTGGATGGTCTCGTCGCCGATGGTCGCGTTCATCGACTCGAACTCTTCGGCCAGCGCCCGGACCTGCGCGGCGGTGACTCCTGCCACCCCGCCCGTCGACTTGATGACGGCGTTGGTCTGGGTGGTCTGCTGTTCGAGTTTGACCAGCGAGTCGAGACCCTGCGCCACATTGGCGGCGAGGATGCCGATGCCTACCGCACCGATGGCAGCCGCTCGCTTGATGCCGGTGCCGATCTGCTGACCCGCTCGATAGGCGCGCGACTCGGTGTTATTGAGTTGCGTGTCCAACTTGCCGAGGGCACGGTTGGCCGTACCCACCTGACGGGCGAAGTTGCCCTTCAGCGACAGGTCGACAACCAGTTTCGCGGTCTCGGCGAGGGCCACCGGCTAGCTCCTATCGATCCGTTGGAGGTTCTTGGTGGCCTTGGCGAAGGCAGCGTCCTCCTGCCTGCCAGCGGCCCGGATGTTGACCCCGACCGTTTCCTCGGCGAGCAGTTGGCGAGCGGTGATCCACTCGCGCCAGGTCATGCGGCTGGAGGCGCCTTGGCCGTAGTAGCGGTCGACGATCGCGACCGCCGCTTCGGGCTCGACGGCTTCGTGGCTGAGGTCGAGCCGTTGGTCCGCCCACGCCGCGAGTTGCTCTGTGACGCTTGGACTAAAGGGCGCATCACGTCGTCGGCGTAGAGGTCGTCGGCCTTGTCGGCCAGCAGCATCCCGCCCTTCGCGTAGGGCAGGGCGTCCTTGACGTTGTCGGGCGTGATGGGGATCAGTTGGCCCGACTCGTCGAGCAGGTTCCAGTCGACCACACAGCGCAGCCAGATACGGGCGAGTTGCTCCTGGAGGATGAGCGCGTCGACCGCACCCGACTGCATCTGCTCGAGGACCAGCGCGCGGGCCATGAGTCCTTCGACCATCGGCAGGGCCGGAGCGAGATAGACGAGGTCCGCCTCATGCGGACTGCCGGGGCAGTAGCACGCGGGGAGACGGACCTCGACAGGAGCGGTATCGAATGAGCGCATGTCAGTGGACTCCTACGGATAGGTGGTCGTGTTGGTCGTGACCGTCACCACCCGGATCGCATAGCCGAGCGTGGAGTTGTATCTGGCCCGGTAGGTCAGTTCATAGCCCGTGTTGTTCTCGCCGAACTCGGTGTCGGTGGCGGTGATGAGCCGCATCGGCATCCGGATCGACTGCGAGTACGGGGTGGTGCCGGTGATGATGACCGTGGACGTCGAGCGAAGCTCGATGTACACCTCGGCCGGCGGGGCGTCGTCGATGGACTGACGTTGCGCCGTGGTGGCGGTGGTCTTGGCGACACCGAGTACCAGTTCGATCTCGCGCTGACCGCGCCCGAAGTTGGCGAGGTTGAAGCGCGACACGTTGGAGCCCGCGGCGGCGCCCTGCGCGAACCGCTTGGGGTCGTTGTTGGCGGTGACGCGGAGCTCGGCCCGGTGGACCGCAGCGTCGAGGCGAGACGTGCCGATGGCACCGGACGAGGCGTCGATGAACACCTCGGAGTCGGCGCCGTACACCCATGTCGGATTGCTGTCGACCGACAGCCCGCCGGTCGGGCCGCCGAACGAGGCGCGCGCGTGGATCGTGTTGAAGTTGACCGTCCACGCCCCGAGGTCCTCGTCGAACCCCGTGGTCAGTTCGTCCATGACCGACCCGCCGCCGTGAATCCAGTCGGTGACGACATCATCACCCCACTGGTACGTCGCATACGGGAATGTGTCCTGCGTCAACGACGCCGCCTGGAACGTATGCGTGCGGGCCGTCGTACCGGTGGGGGTGACGGCACCCTTGAGGATGCCTGCCCACAGGTCGGGCGCGTCGTTGTAGGCGAGGTTGCCATCCCACGTCGAGGTGAAGTTGGCGGCACCCGCGAACGGCGCGAGGATCGGGTCGAGCGAGCCGACGTCCACATCGGGGTCGGTGAGTTGCGGGTCGATCTCGATCGCGCCGCGATACGGAAGCGCCTTCGTCGCCGACGTGTTCGACGCGAAGGACGCCTGGTAGCCGATCTGTAGCTTGCGGAGCCTCTGCAGGCCGCTGACAGACACGCTGGTACCTCCTTAGTCGCGGCCTACGCCCGACCTTCTCCCTTGCTGACCACGAACGTCATGCGCGTGGCATAGAAGTGACGGACGCTTCCGTCATCCGACGCGACCGGGTAGTCCTCGTCGGCGATGGTCACGTCGCTCCAGCTCGAGTTGTCCACGAAGTGGAGCGAGTTGGTGTTGAAGTGGTCGATGATGGCGTCCACCAACACATCGACCTTGCGGACGGTCTCGACGTTGTCGTACATCGGCCAGACGATGACGATGGGCACCGTCATCACCCGGTCCATCACGCCGCGCGTCCAGTGGATGCGCTCGTCGCGGCTGTCCACGAATGCCAACGGCATGTCACCGATAACGGATGGGGGGCGGGCCAGTTCGGATCGTTTCAGCAGCGTCGGGTTGGCCGCGATGAACACGTCGAGCGAGTCGACGATGGCCTGCACCAAGTCTTGGCGGAAGGTCGTGCTCACCCTGCGTCGTTCCAGGCCTTGACGATGCCCTCGACGCCATGCTTCCGGAGCGCATCCTCGGCGGCGGGCACGACGAACGGCTGCGGCTTGGTGCCCGGGTGGTTGACCTTGGCGGCGAACGTCATGTCGCCCGACGTGGTGCCCTTGCGGGCCCGACCCGACAGCCGGCGCGAGCCCTCGGATGACGGCCACGCCAGCACGCGGGCCTTCTTGGGCACGATGACGTGGGGCTTGCTGCCGAACTCGACCGCCGCCGCATAGGGCGCGTTGACATAGACGATGGCCAGGGTGTCGGTGACGTTGCCTGGCACGATGCTGCGCCCGAGGAAGCCGGTCTTACGTGGTACCTTGGCCTTGGCCTCGGCGATAGTGTCCAGCTGGACCTGGCGGAGCAGGATCGACGTCTCGCCGATGGCCTTCATGCGCGCCTTGAGTTGGCGCATCCCCTTGACGCTCATGGGGATGCCACCGCCGTCCTGATCTTCCAGTTGCGGACGAACTCGGCGTATCTCGGCGGCTCGGCCTCGAGGTCCAGAGACTCCCCGGTCGGTAGCTGGACCACCCCCGACGCGCCCGACTTGGCGTTCCAGTACAGCCACGCCTCGAGCAAGCGGATGGCCCCTACCACGTCGTCGTCGGGGAACGGGTGACCGATGATCCCGGTGATGACGAGGTCGTTGGGCGACCCCCCGAAGGCGCGCGGGTTGTCAAGGTTCTTGTCGAACCAGTACGGGTCGGCCTTGTACCAGTCGGCGCTGCTCCGGTCGAAGTAGCGCAGCTGCACCGACGCCGTGATGTTCTGGTCACGCCGGTCGGGCAGGAACCAGACATTGGTGCCCTCGGTCGAGGTCACACCTTGGATGGTCACGGTCCGGCTGGGATCGGTGAACGGGCGGTCGTGGACCGTCAGCCATGCCTGGCCGTCGGTCGAGTAGGTCGTGCGGACGTTCGACGCCGCAGCGAACACAAGGCCGGTATCGCGCTCGTCCTTGCCCACCGCGTCGATGATGCACTGCGCCAGGAGCGCGTCGTCCTGCGCCCCGGTGATGCCGAGGTACGTCTTGAGGTCGGATACGGTGGGCAGCGGCATTAGTACCCCATCGATTGTGGATAACTTCTTACGCTAGGGTATTGACAACGTGCTTACGGTGGCGTAATCTACGTACATGAAGAACACCGACAGCACCCAGACCATCGGAACGATCCGCAGCAAGGGCGGCAAGGTCGAACTAGTCAAGAAGTGCGTCGTCTGCTCAGCCACTCTGTTGGTCGAGAAGACCGAAGCCAACAAGGACCGACATGAGATGTGTGGGTGGGGGCGATGACCGAGCCGCGCACCGAGGCTGGACGACGGCTGCTCGCTGCTATGCACCCGGACGGTTGTATGCCCCCTTGTCTGGACTACTCGCCACACAGTGGGCCATTCATCGACGCCATCCTCGCCATCGAGGCCGCTGCGGAACGACCCGGGCGCGAGGACGAGGCGTATGACGCGGGACGCTTGGCTGGTTATGAAGACGCGATCGAGACCATACGCCAAGCATTCACTGATGCGTTTATGAGCCACTCGACCGGACGGATGAATGACATGGAAGTCATGCGAGTCCTCGACGGGCTCCCGGCGGAACCGGCGTGACCCTCAAGGAAGCCGCCGCGTCACTCGGCACCACCCCCGACAACCTGCGCGGGGCGATCGCCCGAGGCGCCATGAAGGCTCAGAAGATGGGGCGCGACTGGTTCGTCACACCCAAGGAAGTCGAGCGATACCGACAGGAGCACCGACGCGCCTAAGCGGCGGCTTCCTTGGCTTGGCTGAACAGGTCGAGGAACTGGTCGGTGGCGGTGTCCCACGAGAACGAGCGCTGGACGTGCAGTCGGCCCATCGCTCCCAGCGAGATACGTCGCTGGCGGTGTGACAGCAGGTCGAGGACAGGCTTGGTGAAGGCGCGAGGATCGGGTACCGCCCAGTCCATCCCGTAGCCCGAGTGGTAGCGGACGACCTCGCCGTAGGAGTCGTGCAGCGGCGGGACACAGACCCCACCACCGCCGACCACCTCTATCTCGGCCGCCCAGCCGGTCGTGACGACCGGCACACCCGCCGCCAGCGACTCGGCCAGGGTGAGCCCGAAGCCCTCGCCGCCGGTGGTGGTCATGTACACGTCGGCCGCGTTGTACAGCGCGTTGAGCCCCTCGACCGGGAAGCCCTTGAAGGTGTCGTGCGCGTTGGTGAACACGATGCGGTTGCGGATGGGCTCGGGTAGTCGGAGTATCTCCTGCACGAGGTCCATGCCTTCCGGGTCGATAGCCCGACAATGCAGCACGAGGTCCACGTCGGGATCGCCGAGAGCGATGGGCACGAACGCCTCGAACAGCGCGTGGTAGTTCTTGCGGATGACGTTGCGGTCGGTGCGCAGGATGACCTTGCGCCCGCGCCCGATGCCGAACTTGCCCTTGCAGTCGTCCTTGGACCGGAGCGTGTCGTTGTCGAACCTGATCGGCTTGCCCGGTGACACCGGGTAGAACGTCTCGGTATCGACGCCGTGATAGATGCGGGTGACCGGCCGCCCGAGGAGCTCGCCGATGACCCGCGCGCCGTAATCGGACATCGCGAC